TCTCCCGGTTCGACCTGATAATTTGGTTTTACGTAACCAAATGGGGGCCCCCAAAAGGGGCCCTTTTTTATTAGCCTTGCAAGAGTCACAAACCATCCGTAGGATTGTTTTGCAGCGCGGTGCTGCATAAATTCAAGGAGTTTTTCATGTACAAGGTTGAGATTCAAATTGGTAGCTGGGATTTTTTGGAAAATGAAGTTGTGACTATCGAGACATCAGATTTTGAAAAAGCACAAATCATTCAAGAGTTCATCGAGATGCAAAAAGACTACGGTTGGGCCGTGGACTATCAGCCCATCGAATACATCGACGAAGATGACGATGGTTATGTCTATGATGAAGACGCAGATGTCTGGTACTGGTACGACGAAGACGCAGATGTCTGGTACGTGTACGACGAAGAGTCTGATGACTGGGTTGAGTTTGAAGAAGAGGAAGATGAAATCCCCGAAGAGGCAGAAGCTGTCTCCAATGAGGAGTAATCAGGTGGGGGCTTCGGCCCCCATTTTTTCTTCTTTGGCTTTTTTGCGTTCGTTGTAGTGATAAACCCGGTGGCAATTTGAGCAAAGCACCATGCACTGCTGCACTTCTTCCAGCGCCTTTCTGTAACTCCCCGACTGAACCAGCGAGTGCACGCTGGCATTTTTCATCTCGGGGTCTATGTGGTGGAAGTCCAAAACGGCTGGATGATTGACACCACACTCAAGACAAGACAGCGTAGCTTTGAAAGCTTTCCAATCCGCCCTCCAAGAATCCTTTGATTTTTTTACCGCCGCCTTGACCTTACCCGCATTTTTGTCGTAGTGTTTCTTGGAATACCCGCGTTGCTTTTCTTTCTTTTTAAGCGGGTCTTTGTACGGCATATTGACATTCTATATAAATCGTGTATATTGACTTTACCCCGAGACTCATCGGCGTATCAAACAGGCTCGGCTGACCTCATGCAGATTGATACGCCATAACGCATGGAGATTTAGACATGGGATTTGCAACGCACCTTGGCCCTTGGTTGTTGGGTACTGTTAAAAATACAACTGGTACTACTGTTGGCACTTTGGACAACATTGGCGCAACCATCGTATCGCAAACTTTTAAACGCGATTACACAGGCATCACAACTGCCGGTACAACAGATATAGTTTGTGTTTTGCCCGCAGGCGCACAAATTGTTGACATCAAGATTGATACCTTAACAGCTTTCACAGGTTCTACTGCCGCCAACATGACGCTTGGTGATGGCAGCACAGCTAACTTGTTCTGGGCATCAACCGACATCACCGCACAAGGCCGTTTGGCTTACACAAACGCAGCTTCAAAACTGGTTAACTGGTGTGGTGTTGCTTCAACAGCTTCTCCTACTGGTATCGGTGTTGGCCCTATTGACGTTAAAGTGGTTGCTACTTTGACCCCCACAGTTGCTTCTGTGACTGCTGGCACTGTTCAATACACCGTGATGTATGTTGTTGCTGATTCCAACGGTTTGCAGGCTCCTGCTCCCAACCAACAGTAATTGACATGGGGGGCTTCGGCCCCCGTCTTAAAAGGAGTTGGGCATGACAATGCAGTATGACATTAAAGGCGCACATGCAAGCGGAACAGGCCTTATGGTCTCTGGCCGCAGCCGCCTTAAGAATTTAATTTATTTAGGTACTGGCACCGCTGGAAGTATTGACGTTTTTGATACGTTGATCGCCCCCGTTTCGGCTACCTACGGGCGTTCAGGTTATACGGTTACCGTTACTAAGTCAGGGCACGGATTATCGACTGGCCAGATTATTGGTATTACGTATACTGCCGCCTCTAGTGTTTCTCCTGCTGCGGGCAACTATCCTATAACTGTTGTTGATGCAAACACTTTTACGATAACTGACCTCAATACGGGAACAATTGCCACTAGCACTGCTTGTATTTATTCAACAGGCCCGTGGTTAACAAGCTACAACACTGGCACTGCTGTGCAGCCTTTTCAAGTTATTTTTTCTGGAGAAGGTATTTTGGCTCAAAACGGTATTTATGTTGTGGTGACCAACATCTCTTTCCAGACTGTTCAATATGGCTGAACATAAGCAAGCAAGTCTGGCTGGGCGTAAGCTATTCATAGCTATCCCAGCCTACGACGGCAAACTCAACATCAAGACAGCTTTTGCCTTGGCACAACTGATGCCCGAAGCTGCGCGGTTGGGTGTGTCCGTCTTCTTGTCTGATATGTCCAACTGCTCCATCATCACGATGGCACGCAATGCTTTGGTCAATGAATTCCTCAAAACCGATGCAACAGATCTATTGTTCATCGACGCTGATCTGGTGGTGAAACCCGATCAAGTCTTGCGCCTGATGGCTCAGAGTGGTGGCAAAGATGTTACGGCTGGAGCCTATCCCCGCCGTGCACGCGACAAAAAGTTCTTTGCTGACCTGTACTGGGATGAGAACGGCGACTTGGAGTTTGATGGCGCACTGATGCGTGTCAAGCGTGTGGGCACAGGGTTCATGATGATCCAGCGCCATGTCATCGAGAAGATGATTGAAGCGCACCCCGAGTGGATGTACGAGAACAAAGGCAAGAACGAGAAGCTTGCCGCTGTGTTTGACTTTGAGATTGTCGATGGGCAGTACGTGGGCGAGGACTACTTGTTCTGCGACCGTGCTACCAAAATGGGATTCACTGTGCACATTGACGTTGAGATCAGTTTGCCACATGTGGGCAGTGAAGAGTTCACAAACAACTTTGCCACCGAGGTTGTCGCTCCGCTTTTGGAAGACATCCGCAAGGCAAAACTGAAAGTCGCAAATGGCTAAGTCACCAGCATGGCAGCGCAAAGAAGGCAAGTCTGAAAAAGGCGGCTTGAACGCCAAGGGCAGAGCTTCTTACAATAAAGCAAACCCCGGAAAGCCCGGATTGAAAGCGCCTCAACCAGAAGGTGGTAAACGCAGAGATTCATTTTGCGCCCGCATGGAAGGCATGAAGAAAAAGCTGACCAGCTCAAAGACGGCCAAAGACCCAAACTCCCGTATCAACAAAAGCCTGCGGGCATGGAACTGCTGACATGACTGATGCACACGTAACCGCAAAACACGCCATTGATGGCGCAGCCACCGTTGTAACAGTTGCTAATGTCATGGAGTGGTTTCCACCCGTGGTAACACTGTTTGGTTCTTTGCTGACCGTTATTTGGTTTGCCATTCGTATCTACGAAACAGATACCGTGCAAAAACTTGTGAATCGCAAAAAAGACGAAGATGCCGAGCACAAGTAAAAAGCAACATAACCTGATGGCAGCAGTGTCTCACAACCCTGCGTTTGCCAAGAAGGTTGGGATTCCGCAAAGCGTTGGAAAAGATTTCAACGAAGCGGACAAAGGGAAAAAGTTTGGCCGTGGCGGGATGTCCGACGCGACAGTACAGGGTGTTAACAAGCCGAAGACCAATCACGGGGCGGAGGCACTTTTTAAAAAAGGTGGAAGTATGGCTACAAAGAAAATGGCAAAAGGCGGCATGTCCGAAACTATGGGCCCCAAATCAATGTCGTCTGACGTTGAAAAAGGCTCCAACAAAAACACTAAATTTGGTGAGCACGCCGTTCAAAAAAGCGGTCGCACCAAAGGCAAGCAAATTGTCATGGCTGGTAACAAAGGCATGAAACGCGGCGGCAAAGTTTGCTAAGGAGCAATAAATGAAACACGATGACAAAGCTGAAGATCTGAAAATGATCCGTGCAGAAATGCACCACGAACAAATTAAAAAGCATGCTGCTGGTGGCCATGAGCATCACAGCAAACACTTTATGAAGCACAGTGCTGGTCATCAGTACGAGCAGGATAAAGTTGAAACTATGTGTGGCGGCGGCTACACCAAAGGCAAGTAAATGATGGCCAGCCGTGGGATGGGGGATGTTTCCCCCTCCAAAATGCCCAAGGGTGTGAAGAAAGCTCGCAGGGATGACACCGACTTCACCGAATACAAAAAGGGTGGAAGTGTCAATGCGGCTGGCAATTACACCAAGCCTGAGCTTCGTAAAAAGATCGTGTCGCAAGTCAAAGCGGCTGCAACACAGGGCACAAAGGCAGGTCAATGGTCAGCACGCAAAGCGCAGCTCGTAGCTAAGAAATACAAGGCTTCGGGTGGGGGATACAGGGATTGAAAGCGCCGCAGACTTCTTTGAAAAATTGGACTGACCAGAAATGGCGTACCAAGTCGGGGAAGCCTTCATCAAAGACAGGTGAGAGGTATCTCCCTGAAGCGGCAATCAAGTCCTTGTCTTCTGCTGAGTATGCGGCCACAACCAAGGCCAAACGCCAAGGAAAAGCGGCAGGAAAACAGTTTGTGGCACAGCCAAAAGGCATAGCCAAGAAAACGGCGAGGTACAGATAATGGCTGAGAAGTGGATTCAAAAGGCAATCAAAAAGCCCGGCGCACTGCGTGCCAAACTTGGTGTTAAAGCAGGTGAGACAATCCCCGCTGGCAAGCTGGCCAAAGCCGCAAAAAAATCAGGCACAACAGGCCGTCAGGCACGTTTGGCTCAAACCCTCAAAGGTTTGAAAAAATGATTTCCTTCATCCAAAAGCAACTTGATGCCTCAGAACGCATGTTTGAAATGATGCGCCAAGATCACAAGGCGCGGATGGAGCAAACGATAGTGTGGGCGGACATGAACGAAAGCTTGATGCGCAAGCTTCAAGAAAGAGACAAAGAGATTGAACGGCTGAATGTTCTTTTGAAAGCCTATGAGACTGCGGAGAAAATTTAATGGCATACACATCTGGAACCACAGGCTTTAATCTTGACCTCACCGAGTTGGTGGAGGAAGCGTTTGAGCGTGCGGGTTCAGAGTTGCGCTCGGGCTACGACCTTCGCACTGCGCGTCGATCACTCAACTTACTGTTTGCTGACTGGGCAAACCGTGGCGTCAACATGTGGACGTTTGAGCAGGGCACGATTACCTTGGTTCCGGGTTTGAACACCTACGCACTGCCCAACGACACAGTGGATTTGCTGGATCATGTGATCCGCACCCAGCCCAACAACACGTCCAATCAGGCAGATTTGACCATCACGCGCATCAGCGTGTCCACCTACGCCACCATCCCAAACAAACTGACCCAAGCCCGTCCTATTCAAGTGTGGGTAAAGCGTTTGGATGGCCGTGTTTCCCCCACCGCCGTGACATTGAACGGGGCGATTGGGGCTTCAGACACAACCATCACAGTCAACTCCACGGTTGGTTTGGCTACATCCGGATACGTGCAGATTGACTCTGAGTATATTTTTTATAACTACACCACAGACACAACCCTTGGAAACTGTTTCCGTGGCCAGAACAACTCAACCGCCGCGTCCCATACATCGGGGACAGCGCTTTACGCAGCCAACTTGCCCTCAATTACCGTTTGGCCAACCCCAGACAACGCCCAGACTTACCAGTTTGTCTACTGGCGCATGCGCCGGGTTCAGGATGCAGGTGATGGCGTCAATGTGATGGACGTGCCGTTCCGTTTTGTGCCCTGTATGGCGGCTGGACTGGCCTACTACATCGCGTTGAAAGTGCCAAATGGCATCCAACGACTCCCAATTTTGAAGCAGCAGTACGATGAAGCGTGGATGACTGCGGCTGACGAGGATCAGGAACGTGCGGCTTTGCGCCTCGTGCCTAGACAGATGTTCATTGGCGGTGGTTACTGATGGGGAATCGGTTTTCATCCGGCAAAAACTCGATTGCGGAGTGTGATCGGTGTGGATTTCGCTACAAGTTGACGGTTTTGAAGAAGGAAATCATCAAAACCAAGACGTACGACTTGAAAGTGTGCCCACAATGTTGGGATCCAGACCAGCCGCAGCTCCAGTTGGGGATGTATCCGGTCGATGACCCTCAAGGTGTGCGCGATCCACGTCCTGATTTGAGTTATTTGACCTCTGGCTTGCTGGCTGACGGCTATCAGGGTGGCGGTAGCCGAGTTTTCCAGTGGGGTTGGAACCCTGTGGGGGGTGCATCGCAGTTTGATGCAGCATTGACGCCAAATAACTTGGCTTTGGTGGAGCAAATTGGTACAGTAACGGTAGTAACGACGTAAGGAGTCGATCATGGCAAAGAAAGAAATGGCTGACAGCGATGTCGCACAAGACAAGAAGATGATTAAGCGTGCTTTTGCAATGCACGACAAGCAGGAGCATAAAGGCTCACGCACTGACTTGTCCAAGTTGAAAAAAGGTGGCATGGCTAAAATGCACAAAGGCGGCAAGACCAATGACGAGATGAAGAGCATGGGTCGTGGTATGGCTAAAGTGGCTAACCAGAAAACCGGCACGAAAGGTTAATCATGGCCAAATACAGCATGAAAAAAGGCGGCAAAGAAGTTGGTTCCGCCAGCGTCTACGCAGAGCCCCACACAATGGCTGGCAAAGCGGCGGCCATTGCCAACAACCCCGGCAAAGAACCCAATCTCAGCAAAACGGATACGCTTGATATGAGCATTGGCAACATCAGCAAATCTGCTGGTAGCGAAACAACCAAAACCGACGGCATCAAAATCCGCGGTACTGGCGCTGCAACCAAAGGCGTGATGGCACGAGGCCCGATGGCATGACCTACACTGAGCTTGTAACTGCAATTCAGACGTATACGGAGAACCAGTTCCCCGATACGTACCTTGCTGATGGAACGGCTGTCACTTCAACGCAGCAAATCAACCGTTTCATCGAGCAGGCTGAACAGCGCATTTACAACAACATCCAGTTCCCATCACTTCGCAAGAACGTGACAGGGACTGCGACCAACGGGAATCGTTACCTGTCTTGCCCCAATGACTTCTTGTCTGTGTATTCAATCGCGGTCATTCAGAACAAGGGCACGGCCACTGAGACAACCACGTTCTTGCTTAACAAGGATGTGAACTTCATCCGCGAGGCGTACCCCAACCCAGCATCAAAAGGTTTGCCAAAGCACTACGCTTTGTTTGGCCCTCAAGTGTCTGGCACAACGGTCAGCGATCAGTTATCTTTTCTCCTTGGCCCAACGCCTGATGCAACCTATGATGTTGAGTTGCATTATTACTACTATCCAGAATCTCTCGTTACCGCCACTGACGGTAATACTTGGTTAAGCATCAATTACGACAGCGTGCTTTTGTATGGCTGCTTGGTTGAGGCGTACACCTTCATGAAGGGCGAGCAAGACTTGATTGCGTTGTACGAACAACGTTACAAAGAATCGCTTATGGAAGCCAAGCGTTTGGGCGATGGTCTGGAGCGTCAGGATGCCTACAGATCAGGCCAGTACAGACAGGCGGTCA